CGCGACCGGCCCGCATTTTTTGGAGAAGTGGCCCGCAATTCGGGCGGCGCAGTTGATCGACCTGGCGACCTTGTACGAGCAGCGCGAGGATATGGTTGAAGGACACACCATAGCCATGCTCGGCGCCGTGGAGGCCCTGTACTGGTCCGCCGGCCGGCCGGTGCGGATCTAAATGCAATCGGGGAAGCTACGTCACAAGGTCCTGATCGAGAGCGCCGCGGAGGCTCAGGATTCATTTGGTGAACCCGATCCGACCTGGTCGACGTTCGGAACCGCCTGGGCGGCGATCGCGCCGTTGACCGGGCGCGAGGCGGTTACCGCGCAACAGATCGATGCCCAGATTGACCATAAGGTCACGATCCGGTATCTCGCCGGCGTGGCGCCGAAGATGCGGGTCAAGTTCGGCTCCAGGATCTTCAACATCATTTCTGTGGCGAACATCGACGAGCGAAATCGAGAGATTCAGTTGCTCGTGACCGAGAGCGTGTAGTTATGGGAACGACGACCGTCAAAGGCTTTGAGCGGTTCGGCGAGAATCTGAAGAAGCTCGGGAAAGAAATGGCCGGCGAGATTATGCGGGAGGCGATGATGGCCGGCGCCGAGGTCCTCCGGGCGGAGATCGAGCGCAATGCTCCGGTGGGAACCGGACCGAAACGCCCGAAGCGAGTGCGACTGTCTCAAAACATCGTTATCTACGACAGCCACGACAAGACGGAACTGTTTCAATCGAACCTGGATCAGGATATCCGCTTTTTGATTGGTCCTTCGAAGCGAGCCTTTCATGGATTCTTCGAGGAAGTGGGGACATCGACGCAGCCGGCCCGCCCGTTCATCCGGCCGGCATTCGATTCGAAGGCCGAAGAAGCCCTGAGAACGGTTGAGGCAAAGCTGGCTGAAGGGTTCGAGCAGAAGGCTGGCAAGTAGTGGCGCTGCTCGATGAGGCGATCTTTTCCCGGCTATCTGGATTCGCCGGGATCTCGGCGTTGGTGGGGGCGCGGGTGTATCCAACGCTGATGCCGCAGAAGCCCACGCTGCCGGCATTGGTCTATACCGAGATAAGCAATGTTCCTGACTACGTAATGGGCGGGCAGTCGGGGATCGCGGGCGCGCGTTATCAGATTGATTCCTATGCAACTTCATTGTCGGCTGTAAAGGCCCTAGCTGAACAGGTGCGCCTGGCGCTCTCCGGCTTCAGGGGTACGCTGGTAGATGTCATCATCGACCACGTGGAGAAGCAAAACTCCACGACGCTGTATGAAGAGGAAACGGCGTTGCACCGCGTGACGGCGGATTACCTCTTCTTCTATCGAGAGACCTTGCCGTCTGGAGCGGCTGCTACAGAAATGCATCGAGACGACGAGACTCCTGCCGGAGCGATCAACGACTCAAACACAGTATTTACTCTCGCCTACACGCCTGTCCCCGGAAGCGAGATGGTTTTTGTGAACGGTCTTCTTCAAACGGACTACACGATCAACGGGGCCGTAATTACCTTCACGCTGCCGCTGGCCGTCGGAGACACACTCCGCGTGTGGTATCGCAGTTAAAGATCGGGAGATATAATGCTCAGTAGAATCAAGCTGTCGGCTCTTATTCTTGCGGCAATCCTTATCGCTATCGCCTCGATTGTCCTACCGCTTCTTGCGCAAATTCCCAGCTCCGCCTCTCCACAACTCCGGTTTCGAGAGAGCGATCAGACTCTGCCCGCGGGCCTTTGGCGCCTGCGACTGAACGGCAACACTTTCACGCTCGAACAAAACACCGCGGCAGCGGGCGTCTTCTCGACGCTTGTCACGCCGATCTCGATTGCTCCCACTACTGGGAATATCACCACATTAGGGTCTCTAACCGTAGGGGGCGGACTCACCGCAAACTCATTCCAGTACCCAGGAACTGGAGGCTTATTGAGCTCCACGTCGGCAGCAACCGATGGCCAACTACTTATTGGGCGCACAGGTCTGGCTCCGGTGGCCGGGACGATCACCGGTACGGCGAATCAGATCATCGTGACAAACGGCGCCGGGACAATTACCCTCAACACCACAGACATAGATGTATACAAACCTAGCGACGAGTCCGTAGTCAGTTCCGCCGTTTCGCAGGCGGATGACCACCTGCTTGCGACCTTGGCGTCATCTTCCACCTATAGCTTTAAGTTTTTTCTCCTGATTACCAATACGTCTAGTGCGGAGGGGTTCCGCTGCGCGGTCTCCGGCACAGCGACGATAAATGCACTTCGTGCGCAAGTATCCATATATGACGGGCAGACCGATGCGATTGTTACCATTGCACGCAGACAAACCCTTACGACTGACACAACCGCAGTTCTAAGTGCCAGTTTTGAGCACCATGCGGTAATCGAAGGATCCATTGAGACCAATGCCGGGGGGACTTTCGGCCTTATTTGGGCGCAAAACGTGAGCGGTGTCAATACCGCGACGGTTCAGCGCGGCAGCTATCTCGTCATGAAAAAGATTGGGTAGACATGACAACCAAGCAAACACGCAAGTCGGCGCTTCTGGCAATTAGAGCGCAGGCGGATGCTATCGCAGCGCTGGCCGAGGCTTTGCTGACTGAAGCCGAGACGGAACCTGAGCTAGAGGACGAATGTCCTCACAGAAATAGGCAACTAACCAACCTTGGCGGCGAAAAGACCTTTTCGTGCCCAGACTGCGGGGTGACGTTTTCCTGCCCCCATGACCGCACACTGGACGCGAGCACGATGGGAGAGCCGAGAAGGTTCTGTCCAGACTGCGGGCGAGTGTTCGAAGCTACCGAGCTGGTAGCCCTGGATTCATAAAGCCGATGAAAGTTTCCATTCACGACGTGCTGAGCGGTTGGGTTCGGATCACTCTTGACGGAATGGATGTTACCAGAATGTGCCGGAAGGCATCCGAGGAATACGGAGCAGTAGCGGTTTTCGCCGAGGAAGAAATTGTCTCTGGCCCCGAGAGCCTCGACGAATTCGGTGAGCCCAAGATGATCGTCAAGCGCGGAAAGGTCGAGATCTCGCTTAGGAACGATGCGCCGACTGCGATCGCAGGCATCTATCAAGATCGGCGGGCAAGCAGGCCAGGGACTGCCTGGCGAGCACCGCTCGACGATAAGGCCGACTCATAGAGGAGGAGTAGCATGTCGATTCTTGGTCCATGGGTAGATCCCAAGATCTTTGCCGGAGCGTACGAGTTTAGTCCGGTTCTGAATCTGGCGACCCTTGCCTACAATGCAGAGCTACTCGATAAGTCCACATTCAGCCAGGGAACAAAAATCAACACTCCGGGAGTAAAGAATATTCTGCTCGAAGCGTCCGGCTTTGCGGAATTCGGAGCAGACCTTCAGGATGCTCAGAACTTTACCAACATCGGCCTCTCGAACATTCCGGTATCGTTATTTCCTCCGAGCACGCCGGTTGTCGGAGACCCGGCCTATTTCTTTCAGGCTGCTCAGGCAAAGTACGCACTCGGCGGGCCACACGGACAGATAGTCCCGGCTTCCTTTGACGCGCACGCGGCCAGCGGCCATCCACTGGCTCGGGGCGTGGTCTTGGAGACGGGCGGAACTGCACGAACGGCTACCTTCACCGGTACCGGGGTCAACTATGGCGCGGTCTCAGCGACGCAGTATCTCTACGCCGTGGCCCATTTCATCCAAGCCGGCGGAACATCTCTTGATTTGATAATCGAAAGCGACGACGGCGCCGGGTTCGGCACGCCTGTCACACGAATAACGTTCGCCCAGGTTACAACCACCATCACGGCGGTCTACGCGACCAGAGTGGCCGGCGCCATCACCGATACATGGTGGCGCTGCAAGGGAACGATAGCCGGCTCCGGCCCGTACAAAGTCGCCGTTGCGATCGGGATCGTGTAATGACTCCGCCTACCCGTAAATTACTGGAACTCGTAATCAGAAACCTGAAGGGAATTCTCCGGGCTCTCGAAGAGTTTTTAGAAGAAACGAAGTAACAAACCAATCACCAAGCACGCCATAGCATCGCCACGCACTAGCCGCGCGGTGCTCGCAGTTGAGCCTCCTTGGACACACCC